AGAGGGAAAGGGTGGCGATGGACTGGTTGACCAAACAATCGCTGATGCTAGAGCTATGGCTTCAGGCGAAGTCACAGAGCGTAAGTGGCGGCTTATCGCGCCTTGGATCGCGCGTCATTTGGTGGACTTGGATTCTCCTAGTGCTCAGCCTGATAGCCCTGAGTATCCTTCTGCTGGTGTTGTCGCAATGCTTTTATGGGGTGCTCCAGCGAACCGCAGGGGTGCTGAGAGGGCTCAAGCCTACGCCGAAGGTGTAGTTGCTAGGCTAGATGCTGAACAGGAACGGAAACAAACTATGTCCAACCGCGAAACACGCGACTTTGAAACAACCTTTGAGATCCGCGAAGAGGGCGATGGCATGACCTTTGTTGGTTACGCCGCTAAGTTCGACCAGCCTTCAGAGAACCTAGGTGGCTTTGTTGAGTATGTTGAGCGCGGCGCTTTTAGCCGCTCGCTCAAGTCTCGCAATGATGTGATGCTGCTTTGGAACCATGACGCAGGTCAGCCACTTGCATCAACTCGCTCAGGCACTATGAAGCTGACCGAGGATGAAGTTGGTTTGCGCGTTGAGGCTCGCTTGCCACAGACCACTCTTGGAAAAGACCTCTCAGTTTTACTCAGGGAAAAGATTGTGGGCAAAATGTCTTTTGGTTTCAATGTCATCAAAGACTCTTGGAACTCAGAAGGCACAGAACGCCGCCTAAAGTCAGTAAGACTTTTCGAGACGAGTTTGGTGGTATGGCCCGCCTACCCTCAAACTGAGGCAACTGTTCGCGGTCTCGACAAGGTAGCTCAGCGAGCTTCTGTTGATGCTGATGAATTGGCAGATGTAATGCTCAAGATTGAGGAAGGTGCAGACCTAACTCCTGACCAGGCTGAGCTTATGAAGTCAGTTGTTGAGCGCCTTGCACCAACTCCAGAGGAAACCGTTTCCGAGGAACCGCAGCCATCCTTGCTCGCTGTAAAGCAGAAGCAACTTGACCTGCTACTGAAAAGGATCTAATCATGGCAAGCAAAGAACAAATCAAAGACACAATTCTTAAGGTTGCAGGTGAGCCAATCTCAGGCGTAATCTTTGACCTTGCAGAGACTTGGGCTGACGCTATTGTTGCCCTTGATGCTCCACAGACTGCGGCTATTGCTCCAGCCGCGACAAAGGAAACCCGCGTAACCAAGCCAGAGGAAGTTCGCTAGACTCTGCCAAGCTTCGGGTTTCGCCCTGCCACTCTTTTCCCCTTTCTAGTGGCAGGGTTTTCCTTTACCCTGATGTATTAGAATAGAAACACGCTTGAGTGTTAGCACCAGCGTCACAGTTCTGAGTTAGCTCGGCTGAAACCAAATCATCTAATCTAAGGAGAATCATGTCCGAGACCTTTATCAAGGCCCAGACTGAGGCTCGCGCTAAGGCATGGGAGTCTGCAAAGGCTCTACTTGACCAGGCAACTTCTGAGAAGCGTGACCTGACTGCTGAAGAGCAGGTTCAGTTTGACCGCATCAACTCAGAGCTTGACGAGCGTGCAGCTGCTATTGACAATGTTCGCAAGATCGAAGAGCGCGAGGCTAAGGCCGCCGAGCTTGCTCGCGGTTTTGAGATCGCAACTGGTGCATCCGCATCAGACAACGACCTACTACGCGCAATCGCTCGTGGCGAGGTTCGCTCACACGAGTTCCGCACCCTAACCACTCCTAACACCAACTTGGTTCCTGTAACCTTCTTTGACCAGGTTTGGCAGAAGGCTCGTGAAGTTGGCCCAATGCTGCGCGTTAGCAACTTGCTAACTACTGCATCTGGTGAGGACATCCGCTTCCCAACCCTAACCGCTTACAGCACCGCAACTCAGGTTGCAGCAGGTGGCACTATTGCTGCTTCTGACCCAACCTTCAACTCTGTTGTATTGGGAGCCTATAAGAACGCGTTTCTTGTCGCAGTAGCCGAAGAGCTACTAAGTGACTCGGGCGTGAACCTAGAGGCTGAACTTGCTCGCGCAGGTGGTAACACCATCGGGTTCACCGTAAACACCGCTCTAACCACTGGCTCTGGCTCAGACGCACCTAACGGTGTAGTTACCGCTTCGACCCTCGGAGTGACGGGCACGGCGGCCGCAGGTATTCCAACTGGTGACAACATCATTGACCTTTACTACTCACTAGACGGTGCTGTTCGCGCTGCCTCGAACTTCGCGTTCATGGCTTCGCCAACTACCATCTCTAGCATCCGTAAGCTAAAGGACACCACTGGTCAGTACCTATTCCAGCCAGCTCTATCTGCTGGAACTCCTGACACCCTAATTGGTCGCCCACTAATCGAGAACCCAGCAATGGCTTCTGGAACTTCTGCAAAGTCAATCCTTGCAGGAGACTGGGACAGCTACCGAGTAAGAGTTGCTGGTGGACTTAACGTGGCCCAGAGCGCAGATTATCAATTCAACCTAGGATTGATCAACTACCGCTTCCAGATCCGCGTTGACGGTGACCTAATGGACACCTCTGCAATCAAGCACTACATCGGTGCAACCGCCTAGTTTCTACTAGACATCAGAGAACCCTCGGCAGAAATGTCGGGGGTTTTCTGCTACTCTGAGAAATGACGAAAGGTTAGAAATGGGCAACCCTAAAAAGCAGCAGCAAATTGAAGGTGCAATTACCTGGTATTCCAACGGCATCAACCAGGCAACAGGCTATGGTCAGCAGTCTTGGGAAGTAGTGACGCGAATGAAGCGTCATGGCATAGATGTCGCTTCGGTCAGCAACTATGGGCGTGAGGGTGCAAACGGAACAATCGAAACTCCCTTTGGCAAAATCCCTGAGTATGCTCGCGGTCTTGATTTATACAGCAATGACTCAACTCCTGTTGCTCACGCTCATCACATCTCACAGCATCTAGGCAAGCCAAGTCTGCTGGTAACTCTTGCAGATGTTTGGATTCTCACCAATCCTGAGTTTGACAAGATTCCTAAGATTGCAAGCTGGGTTCCACTTGACCATGTATCTATGCCACCTGCTGTCAAGAATTGGCTGGACAAGCCAAATGTGCTACCGATTGCAATGGCCCCCTTTGGTGTGGAGCAGATGGCAGAAGTGGGCATTGAGTCTACCTACATTCCTCACGCCATTGACACTCACATCTTTAAGCCAACTGAGACCATTGAGGGACAGTTGACCCGCAGATTCCTAAACATCAAAGATGATGATTTCTTAATTGTTGTCAACAGCGCTAACAAAGCCAACAAGTCAATTCACCGCAAAGCTTTTGCCGAACTACTAATGGCCTTTGCGCTCTTCCGCAAGAAAGTGCCAAACGCCTATCTCTACATTCACAGCGAGCCAACAGGTATCTATGGCGGTTTCCATCTGCCACGCCTAGCCTCTGCTGCTGGCTTGCCAATGGATTCAGTCTTATTCCCAAACCCGATTGACTACCGCTACGGTTACGAGCGCGAGCACCTAGCTGCAATCTACACAGCAGCAGATGTTGTTGCTCAACTCTCCTACGGCGGCGGCTATGAGCTACCTATTATGGAAGCACAGGCCTGCGGCAAGCGCGTGGTCTCAATCAACTGGTCAGGGCCAAAAGACCTAGTAGCTGAGGATGGCTACCTAGTGACTGGTCAGCTTTTCTGGGATGAGGCTCAGCTTGCTTGGTTCAAGATTCCTCACATTGGTTCAATCACCCAAGCGCTTGAAAACGCTTACGATGACACCAAAGCAAACGGATCACACAGCGAGATTAGTCGCAAGTTCGCTAAGCAGTTTGATGCTGAGACTATATGGCTTGAAAAGTGGATTCCATTTATCAAGGAACACTTGAAGTGAAGCTGATTGTCCCTGTCCTAAATCGTTATGACCTGCTTCAGCGGATGGTTGACTCTATTGACATTCCGCTTGAGTTGCTTGTCCTAGACAATGGCGATGCGCTAGAGACCCTAAAAGTCCCAGCATGGGTTGACGCTAGAGTGCTACATCTGCCAAACAATCTAGGAGTGGCAGCAAGCTGGAATTTTGGTATCAAGTGTTTTCCATTTGAACCCTACTGGACTTTTACAGCAGCAGACACTCAATTCAGACCTGGTGCATTACAGGCTCTTAGCGATGCATCTGCAGCTAACAGGTTGACGCTAACTCACACCTTTCCGTTCTACCAGGCTTTTAGTCTTGGCGAGGAATTGGTGCAAAATGTTGGTTTGTTTGATGAGTCTATTTATCCAATTTATTTTGAAGATAATGACTATGAGCGCCGAGTCACTAACGCTGGCTTTGAGGTTTACAAAGCCTCAGTTGATGTTCACCATGATAACGCCAGCACAATAAATGCGGGAGAGGTGTATGCCAGAGGCAATGCAAAATCTTATGGTTCAAATTCTGATTACTATCACAACAAGATAAACACTCAAGACTTTTCTGAAGGCCGCTGGAACCTGCAAAGAATCAGAGATAACGCATGGGAAAAGTAGTAATCACAGGAGTCGCAGGATTCTTAGGTTCGCACCTGGCAGACCGATTCCTAGCTGAAGGCTGGAAAGTTGTCGGAATAGACAACCTGCTCGGCGGCTACTTAGAGAATGTGCCAGACGGCATTATGTTCGCAGAGCTAGACCTTGTGCGTGATCTCGACTTTTTAGAGGAAATGACCGAGGGCGCTGACCTATTCATTCACGCTGCTTGCACCGCTTATGAGGGCTTGTCTGTATTCAGCCCGTCACTCGTAGTCAGTAACACCACTCAAGCGACCACCAACGCCCTTGTCGCGGCTGTAAACGGCAAGGTCAAGCGGTTTGTCTATCTGTCCTCAATGGCTCGCTATGGAGCACAGCAGACCCCTTTCCTAGAGGACTACACACCTAAGCCTCAAGACCCGTATGGCATTGCCAAGGTAGCCTCTGAAGAGCTTGTCAAAAACATCTGCGAAACTCACAATCTTGAGTGGGCAATTCTTGTGCCTCACAACATCATTGGGCCACGCCAAAAGTTTGATGACCCTTTCCGCAATGTTGCTTCGATTATGACCAACCGAATGTTGCAGGGTAAGCAACCAATCATCTACGGTGACGGCACACAGCAGCGCTGCTTTAGCTTTGTCAGCGATGTGGTCGAACCAACCTTTGTTGCTTGCACTCAGGATGTCGCTGTTAGCCAGGTAATCAACATCGGCCCTGATGAGGAGACTATAACCATCAACGAGCTTGCACAGAAGCTTGCAGAGATAATCGGATTTGACCTAGACCCTATCTATACAACTGGCAGACCTCAAGAGGTAAAGTTAGCAAGCTGCTCGGCAGACAAGGCTAGAGAGTTGCTGGGCTATGAAACCAAGACAACCCTAGACCAAGGGCTAACTGAGCTTGTTGAGTGGATCAGAGAACAGGGGCCAAGAGAGTTTGACTACCATCTGCCGATTGAGATTGACTCAGACAAAGTGCCAACCACTTGGCGCAACCGTTTGATGTAAACTAGACACATGGCAATTACTAGAGGCTACGCAACTTTAGCGCAAGTGAAAAGCGCATTAAGAATTACAGATTCCGTAGATGATAGTCTGCTGGAGATGGCGATTGAGTCTGCCTCACGCGCCATTGACCAATACACCAACCGCAACTTTTACAATGCTGGAACTGCTGTGCGCTACTACGCGCCATCCAACTCCCTGAATGTGCTGATTGACGATCTAATCTCAATCGTAAAGCTTGAGAGTATGAATGATGACGAGCAGGTCTATGACACTACCTGGGCATCTGATGACTACCAGCTAGAGCCGCTCAACGGAATCACAGACGGCTTCGAGCAGCCTTACACAAACATCCGCGCAATCGGTGACTATGTTTACCAAACCCTAGAGGGTGAAGCGACTGTCAAGGTAACTGGTGTTTGGGGCTGGTCAGCTACTCCAATTCAGGTAACTCAGGCAACTGTTATTCAATCATCGCGAATCTTCAAGCGCCTTGACTCGCCACTAGGAATTATCTCCGGTGAGCTGGGATCTATGCGAGTAGGTTCAAGGCTTGACCCTGATGTCGCTCAGTTGGTTGACAGTCTACGCAAAATCAGGATGGCATAGTGGCGAGCATTGCCGAGCTGAGAACGGCCATTGCAACAAATCTTGCAACCATCCCAGGCCTAAGAACCTCAGAGTTTATTCCTGACAACCCAAGCCCACCTATTGCGGTGGTGCAGTTTGACCGCGCTCAGTATCACCTAGACATGAGAAACGGAATGGCAGAGTATAACTTTGTTGTTCAGCTCATTGTTGGTCGCGTTGATGAGAGAACGGCACAAAGAAGTCTCGATGCATACTGCTCAAGCACAGGCAGCTCATCTGTCTTGCTGGGTGTAGAATCAGATAGGACACTAAACAACAAGGCCTTTGATTGTGTAGTGACTGAAATGTCTAGCTATGGCCCTGTCCTAGTAAATGACATCACCTATCTCGGTGCTGAATTTCAAATCCGAGTGCTTGCAAGCTAACAAGGAGAAATAAAACATGGCAAAGTTAGTTCTTACTAACGCAGTAGTCAAGATCAACTCTGTTGACTACTCCACAAACATCAACCAGGTTGAAATCGCTGTTACCTCTGATGAGGTTGACACCACCGCTTTCAGCTCAACTGGATGGCGCACCGTTACTGGTGGCTTAAAGAGCGGCTCGGTGACGATCAGCCTTCATTCAGATTTCGCTGCTGGTGCGATTGACTCGGCTCTATGGCCGCTGCTCAACACCCTAGCAACTGTTGTTGTTCTACCAAACGGAACTACCGTTGGAACTGCAAACCCAAGCTACACCTTCACCGCTCTAGTCAACAACCTGACCCCAATTTCCGGTTCTGTTGGAGACCTAGCAACCCAGAACCTAACCTGGCCTGTGAGCGGCGAAGTAACTCGCGCCACCGTCTAATACACCAAAAAAAGGGGACTATAAATGAAAATCCAACTAGAGATTGAATACAGCTCTGGTGAAAAGGTAGAGGCTATCTGCTCTGCTCCTGACATCGTAAAGTTTGAAGATAAGTTCAACATTGCGATCACTAAGGCAGCACAGGAAATGAAGCTGACTCACCTGTTGTTTCTTGCTCACGCTTCATTGAGCAGAACCAAGCAGACAGACCTCACCTTTGAAAAGTGGACTGAAACTGTCGAGGGCGTAGGGGCAACCGAATCCCCAAAATCGAAGGGCTAGGTGACAGCTCCCAGCATTGGGAGATTGCCGCTCTAGCCGTTGAGACTGGGATTGCACCCCACCTGCTCTTGCAGGAGTCCGAACGCATGAGATTCACAATGGCTCGCTACCTAATCTGGCGAGCACAACAAAGGTAGCCACTCCGCAAGGGGTGGCTTTCCTTTTGATAGACTTGCATAAGAGGTGACGGATGCTAAAGATGCTTTTGACAGGTGCGACTGGTCAACCCTTTTCTGTCAAAGACATTAGGGAACTGCAACGCAAACTGAGGGCGATTGAGCCATCTCTTCGCACAGAGTTTTTGCGTGAGATCAAGACCATTGGCAAGACTCCTGAAAGAGCCATCAAATCAGCCATCCCCAATGACGCACCTCTTAGCGGTATGACTAAGCCAGGTGCAGCTCTGCAATGGGGCAAAGCCAAAAAAGGAGCAGGTGGCGCTAAGTCAACAACCATCCGCTTCAGGACAAAGGCAGGTGGAAAGTCATTGACCACTACGCTTCTTGGCATCCGAGTCAACTCAGCCGCATCCTCTGTCGCTGACATGGCTGGTCGCTCAGGTCGGTTTGTCGGTGCAGGTTACAAGGGCTCAGGTCGCTCTAGGCCGATTGTTCGCACTTACTCTGATGGCTCGCAGTCGGTATCATTTACAAGAACAGCAAGCAAGAAGTCTGGACAGGCTTTCATAAACAATCTAAACAGCAGTCTATCTAATCGCCCATCTCGCATGGCATGGAAAGCAGTCGAGAAAGACCTTCCGCAGATCTCAAAAACAATTCAGTATGTGGTGGACAAGTGGGCCATCCGAGCTAGTAAAGGTTTCTAAATGTCAGTAAATGTAACGCTGAAATCCGTTTGGGATGACAAGGGAATCAAGAACGCTGAGCGCGATTTTAAGAAACTTGGCAGCGGTATCTCTAAGGCAATGGGGGCCGTTGGTCTTTCCATTGGTGTTGCGGCTCTAGCTGCTGGGCTAAAGCAAGCAGCCAAGGCAGCAGTTGAGGAACAAAAGAGCGCCGCTCTACTTGAGCAACAGTTACAAAACACCCTTGGCGCTAATAACGCTCTAGTTGCTTCAGTTGAGGAATCAATTAGGGCAATGAGCATAAACGCTGCTGTCGCTGATGATCAGCTTCGCCCTGCCTTTGCTCAACTCGTTAGAGCTACACAGGATGTTGATACCGCGACAAGCATGTTGCAGTTGGCTCTTGATGTTTCTGCCGGAACAGGCAGAGACTTGCAGAGCGTGACGATTGCTCTGTCAAAGGCTTATCAGGGAAACACCACCGCACTTAGCCGACTAGGTATCAAGGCCGAGGATGGCGTTGACATCTTCCAAACTCTTACAGAGCAGTTTGGTGGCGCTGCTGAAGCTGCTGCTCAGAACGACCCTTTCCAAAGGCTTAGCGTTATCTTTGGTGAGGTCAATGAGCAAATCGGTCAGGTTCTAATTCCTTACCTAAACTCACTTGCTGACTACTTTTCAAAGGCAGACTTTACAACTGCTGTCAGCAACCTATCTATTGCACTTGGCGAGGCAGCTAATCAGGTCAACTACCTGTTTGAAACCATCACAGGACAAGATGCCCTGACTTTCTTTATTGACTTGCTAGGTGCTGTCTCAGTTGGTGTTGCAGAAATTGCCTTCGCCATCGGCGATGCTGGTGACACAATCGCAAAGTTTTTCTCAGGTGACTTTGCAGGTGCAGGTGACAACCTAAGCACCTTCCTGACTCGCTACAACAAGTTTGTGCAGGACATCTACGACAAGCAGGATGAGGCCAAGGCAAAGCTAAAGCCAATCAAGTTCAACCCAATCACTTTCACACCTACCACTCCAAACACCGCGAACCCAACCGCAACTGCAAAGTCGCAGTATGACTCAATTAGAAAAGTTATCCTGGCAGCTCAGGCAAACATCCTGAAAGCTGAGCGTGATTACACTCGCACCAAGTTTGAAATCAACCGCGACTTTGAGGATAGGGTTGCTGAGCTTCGCAAGACCGCTGCTGATTCTCAACTAAGCCTTATCAAAGATTCACAGGCTCGCATCACCGATGCCTTTAGATCTGCAACTCAGTTGGGACTTGGCAACCTATTCAAAAGCGAAACCACTCGTCAACTAGAGACTCAGGTTAGGCAACTCACCGAGCGACTGACTGTATCTGTTACCAAGGAAACCGAAAAGACTGCCTATTCATCCGTAACTGACATAATCAACGGATTGCGTGACAGGCTGAGCGCAAGCAAGACTCTGCTCGCTAACGCCTCAGAACTTGCTGCCCTAGGGTTCAAGCAAACCTTTATTGAACAGGTCTTAGAGACAGGCACAGAGACAGGCAACGCCCTTGCAGGAGCAATCCTAGAGGCATCACCTGAAACTCAATCAGAACTCAAGACCCTATTTGGCGAACTTGAAAATGTATCTGAAGATGGCGCAGACTCTTTGGCAATGACCATCTACAACAAGTTTGGTCTTGCCACAAACGCAATGAAAGAGCAGTCAGTTGCAATTCAGGCTGAGCTAAATGACGCGCTAGAGGCAGAAAATAAGATTCTGCTAACCTCACTAGCTGATGCGGCTTTTGCTTTCCAAGCACAGATTAGCGACATCAAGACTCAGTTCCTACTAGACCTAGACCAATTTGACGGCAAGTTTGCTGGACTTGGCAACACAATCAAGGCTGTTCTCGGAAACCTGCAAGCTCTGCTTGGGGCCAGCACAGGTGACATCAGAGCCGCTATCACAGCACCAGGCTCAGGAACGGCTGTTGCTGGTGCGACAATAACTGAGAGTGTTGCTGTCAAGGACATCAGAAACGCAACAGGAATTGTTGTTGACGAGCTCTCAGATGTCAAGGGAACTGCTGCCTATCTTCAGGCTCGCATCAACGCTGCAAATTCCTACATCAAGCTTGCCTCATCTAACGCCGTTCAGGATGCTTCTGCTGCCGCCTCGATTGCTAACTGGACACAGCAACTTGTCAACCTTCAGGGCGCTGCCGCGACTGGGAATGTTGCAGGAACAGTTGTAAACATAAATGTCAGAACAGACTCAACTCAGTCTCAGGCTATGGTAGGCAAGACAATCGGTAACATTGTGACTAAGTATGTGACCACAGGTGGTCAAGTTCTAGTAAGCGGGAGCTAATGGCTATACCGAGACCAACGGTTGAAATTGGCTTTGATCTAGTTGGAGCTAATGCAAACCTGCTGACCCTAGACAACCCCGTCAAAGGCAAGCTCAATGACCCTGCTTATCCTCTCGGTGGACAAATCTTTTACGATGTCACTGACAAGGTAAAGAGCATCGCAACAAGGCGAGGCAAGAACCGCCAGCTTGATGAGTTTGATGCTGGGCTTGCGAATGTGGTGTTTGATAACAATGACCGCACCTTTGACCCTGAGTATGTCAATTCTCCTTACTATGGGCAGATTATTCCCAAGCGAGCAATCCGCATTTTCTCTGGTGGCAACCCTGTATTTCAAGGTGTCATAGATGACTGGAACCTAAACTATGACCCAGGTGGGTTTAGCGAGGCATCAGCGGCTGCCTCAGACGCTTTCACACTGTTCAACACTCAGACACTACCTGCTGGGACTGCAACGGCTCAGAAGTCAGGTCAGCGCGTAAACGCAATCCTTGACCTGCAAGATGTCAACTGGTCAACTCAAGACCGCAACATTGAAACTGGACTTACAACTCTTGGTGCTGATGTTTATGAACAAGATGCGAATGTTCTGGAGTATCTAAGAACTGTCGCTCGCTCAGAGCCAGGCAACCTGTTCATCGCCAAAGACGGCAAGGTTGTATTCACAGACCGCAACGCTGCTCCTACCTCTGGTGAGGTCACTCTTTCAGATGACGGCACAGGTATCCCGTATCAGGGCATGAAGGTTGTTTATGGATCAGAGTTGCTTTACAACGAGATTGTCATTGGCTCTCTAGCCGCTGGCACAGTTGTTGCGCGAGACACCGCTTCAATCGCTGACTACGGTGTTTTGAACCTGACTCAAACAGGTCTGCTGATGAGCGACCCAACCTATGTGCAGAGCCTTGCTATCTACTATGCAAGCAAGTATTCACAGCCTGAGTATCGCTTTGAGTCTGTTGACATTGTTATTGACGAACTGAGCGATGCACAACAGCAAGCTATTCTTGGATTAGAGATTGCTGACTTTGTGACAATCAAGTTCACACCAAACGGAATAGCACCTGCCATTGAAAAGATTGCAGAGATTATCCGTATTGACGATGACATCACACCTGAGAGTCATGTTGTCTCGCTAGGCTTTGCAACACTTGATTATTTCCTCTTGGTCTTGGATGACCCAGAGTTTGGTAAACTAGACAGAGGCGCACTCGCCTTCTAAGGAGAAATGTAATGGCAGGATTAGGCTATAAGGTCTGGTCTGCTGGCGATGTATTAGCCGCGGCAGATGTAAACGGCTATCTAATGCAGCAGAGCGTGATGGTCTTTGCATCATCCGCTGCAAGATCATCAGCACTTGGCACAGCCTCTTCTGAGGGAATGGTCACTTGGCTAAGCGACACCAATGTCCTTGAGGCTGCTACTGGGACTGCAAGCTGGGTTCAGGTTTACCCTGCAAGCGTCTCATCGCTATCGGGAACCGCCATCGTCTTCGGGGCCACCGCAGTTAGCGCGGCTTATACCGCAGTAGCAGGACTAGACAACGGCTCAATCATTGTGACAGGCACAGCAGCCGTAACCGTCACAGTCCCAGACATCCTCTCTGTTGGTGACTCGCTAAACATCATCCGTGACACCTCTGGCACAGTAACCATCGCCGCTGGAACAGGCGTAACCAACTGGGCAGGAGTGGGAACCGCAGGAACCGCAGTTACCTTCAAGATTGACCAGCAATACAACGGTGCTCAGGTTATCAAGACTGCCGCTAACACTTACCGAGTAATTGGAAAGATCACTGTCTAATGCCTTTTGGTTTAGGTTTCTTTGCAACCGCTGGCGCAGGTGCAGGTGCAGCGGGTAGCTTTGACCTACTCGAAACCCAGGTTCTCGCTAGCCCAACTTCAAGCGTAACTTTTAGCTCATTATCTACCTATGCCGCTACCTACCAACACTTGCAAATTAGATACACAACTAGAAGTGCAAGGGCTACAGACTCGTCTTTTACCAAAATGATTATTAACGGCGACAGCTCTGCAAATTACAGCGAACACTTTATGCGCGGAAACGGAACATCTATTCAGGCAGTTGGTAATACAAATGTAAGTTACATTCACTTTGGAGATACCCCTGCTGCCAACGCAACTGCGAATGTATTTAATGCAGGAGTTTTTGACCTGCTAGACGCTTTTGAAACTACAAAATTCAAAACGACAAGAAACTTTAGCGGTGTCTATGGTGGGGGAATAACCTATTGCCAGTTGTGGTCGGGAAACTGGAGAAACACCAATGCGGTTAGCAGTTTTACAATTAGCGACTTCTTTGGAGCTAATCTAGCTACTGGCTCGCGCTTCTCCCTCTACGGAAGCAAGGTCGCATAATGCCTACTAATACTTATACCGCGCTCGCAACAATTACTATCGCTGTGACGGATACTGAAATTGTCTTTGCGTCTATTCCTGCCACTTATCGCGACCTTGTTCTAGTCGTGTCAGGGCAAAGCACCGCTGCTAATGCAAACATGCAAGCTAGGTTTAACTCTGATGCAGGTAGCAATTATTCTTGGGTCTTCATGGGTGGAGACGGAAGCTCTACATTTTCAGGGACAGGCTCAGGAACTTCTGGGGATTGGGGCAACTTCCCTAATGCTCAATCTGTTTCAGTCTTTCAAATAATGGACTACTCGGCAACAGACAAGCACAAAACAACTTTGGTGCGATCAAACACTACTGCAACCTATGCAATCGCCTACGCAAACAGGTGGGCAAATACCGCAGCAATCACTTCAATTTCTCTTACTGTTTCTGGCGTTGCCAACATGTTTGCCGCTGGAACCACCCTGAGCCTCTTCGGAATAGCGGGTTAGAAAATGCAGATTATTCAACATCAGGAACTAGCCTCTAACCAGGCGAGTATTACCTTTAGTTCTATTCCGCAGACTTTTACCGACTTGTTTTTGGTCATTTCTTCAAGAACTAACTTTGGAGCCTCTACTTCTTCATTGGGTGTTTTTCTAAACTCGGCTGCCGCAGATACCTCTTACCGTTACTTACGAGGCAACGGCTCATCTGCTAACTCACCTGCCGATTCTGGCAGACAAGACTTCTATGTTGGAGAAACTCCAGCGACCAGCGCAACTTCTAGCACTTTTGGAAGTCATCAAGTTTATCTGCCCAACTATACGGGATCACAGCAAAAAGCAATGAGTTCAGAGGGCGTGAGTGAAAACAACGGAACTACTGCTTTTCAGTTTATTAGCGCAGGTCTTTGCACTAAAACAGCAGCTATCACTTCTGTAACAGTTAGAGGCTTTGAAGGAACTTCTGGCGACCTAGTTCAATATACTTCCGCCACTCTTTACGGCATTACTAAAGGTTCAGACGGAATCGTCACGGTCTCCTAAAACTAGCTAACAGAAAGAAAGAAAATGACCCAAGAAATCCCAACTCGTCTTGTAATCGACTGTTCCACAGGTGAAAGGACTATCGTTCCTTTGACCGAGACCGAGCTTCAGGAGCGTGAAGCTATGGCAGCCCAGGCTCTAGCAGATCAGGCAGAGCGTGAAGCGGCAGAAACCGCAAAGGCAGCGGCAAAGGCTTCTGGAATCGCAAAGCTTCTGGCACTCGGTCTTACCGAAGCCGAAGCAACTGCTCTGCTAAACTAGGCCTATGCCTGAGCCAACTCGCCCTAATTCTTCCCAGGCTCTGCTTGTCCAAATCATTACGGACATTGCAGAGATCAAAGCAGTAGTGAGAAACTACGCAGACCTAGAGACCAGAGTGCGAGAGCTTGAGAAAGCTCGCTGGCAGTCGGCGTGGATAACCGCATTTGCATCTGCAAGCTTGACTGCAATCGCTGTCGTATTGGTAAACCAAGCCCTCGTATGAAGTGGCGGCTGGTAGGAGCATTACTACTAGCGTTCTGGCCTCTTAGCCAACCTGCACTTGCAGAGGTGCGACAAGACGGCAACCTCATTCAGTTCAGCTACACATGGGGCAGAGTTGAGCAGACCTTCACAGACTCAATCGTCACAGTCACAGTAACCAACAACATCACCAACAAGATTGGTGGCAACGGTGAGGTCATTGACACTTACCGCATTGGCTTGGGTGCAGAGGTAATACAAAAGACCGAGAAACATGACGCGCTTGATTACACCTTTACAATTACAGGCAGTCAAACCCTAGTCCTAGAGGGCATAGACAACGGCTTCTGGGCTGGATACTACGGCCCTGTAATGCAAGTGACATCAACGCCAATACAAGCCGTTACAGAGTCACCTAGCCTCTCGCCAACAATCAGCCCTGTCCTCTGGGATTATGAGACAGATGAGAACTCAGAGCTCTACGCTGAAGCGCCAAGCGGTCAAGTGTTCTCAGGTGTGGTTGCTCGCTATGTCTCCAAGGAGACTGAGTGCGGTCTTGATGTGTCAGAGATAATTGCAGCCGCTCTAGTCGGCATATCTTCAGGCACAATCCCTGCAACAAACGATTTGTTTGGAGATCCCTGCCCAGGCGAATACAAAAAGCTGTTAGTCAGCGTTCAGTATTCATCGGCAATTATGATTCCACCTAGCGAGTCATCGCAGGTAGGAGCTCAAACAGAAAGCTCATTATCCCAAGCGTCAACACAATCGCCGTCACCAGAACCAACACCCCAAGCGCAACCGACCCCAGAACCACAGCCAAGCCCACAGCCAACTTACGAACCATTACCTTCACCTACTTCCGAACCAATCCTGCCACAGCCGACCCCAACAGAAGAACCATCACCAGAGCCAACGGCAACTGTGCCGTCACAATCGCCAACACCAGAACCAACACCAACGCCCACAACCTCTGCCGAAACACCAACACAGTCAGCAGAACCAACAGTCCCACCAGCCCTGCCATCCACAAGCCCAGAAGCACAGCCCCTGCCAATAATCTCTCCAACACCCGTTCAGTCTAGTGAGCCGCCTTATGAAGAACCGACTGTCCCTGCCACGCAAGCTCCTGAAATCTCAGAAGAAACTGAGTCTGAAACGGTATCAGGCACAATCGAAACAGCCTTTACAGAAACCATCGGAGCAGCAGTCGTAGCTGTGGGAGAATTAGTTGAGGCTTTTCAGTCAGCAGGTTTGGACATGACACCAGAGCAGCGTGAAGAAGCTCAGGATGTAGTCATCTCAACAATCATCGTCTCTCAAGTCGCAACAACAGCATCAGCAGCAGCGGTATCAGCAAGGAAGATAAAGTGAAGTTTCTAAAGGCGCTACTCAAAGACCTACTAGACCAGGTGTGGACACTTGTTGCCTTGGCAATCGGTTATATTGTGCTCGAAGGGACAGCTCGCACCCTGACAGGCTGGCTAATCATTGGAACTCTAGCGGTGTGGGTTTTGACCTTTCCGCTCCGCTACGAGCGCGAAGTAGAATAGACCTATGCGATTCCCATTTGAGCCTAAGTTCATCACAGGTCGCTTTGGCACACTCTCAGAGTTTCGCAAGAAGAACGGTATGCAACCGCACTCTGGAGTTGACTGGGCTAAGCCAGAAGGCACACCAATCCCTGCAATCGCCAACGGCACTATCGTCTTGCAACAGTTCAGCCAGGTGCTAGGCAATGTCTCTGTGCTCAGGGTTATGGGCAAGGATGCCAAGCTCTACTATGTCGGATTCTGCCACCTAAAGGCTGAAGGTCTTGAGGTAGGCACAAAGGTTCAAGAGGGTGACACCATTGGCTTTGTGGGCAACACAGGCTCTGCTAGTAGCGGTGCTCACCTGCACCTAACCGTCTCAAAAGAACTCAAGGGAGTCTTTGGGAGCACTAGCGTGAAGCAAGATCCAATTCAATTTGTAAAGGATAACAAGTGAAAGAAACAATCAAGCAGATTCTTGTCAGATCACTTGGCCTAGTTATGGCAACCGCCTTTGGTGGAACTGCTATTGGTGCTGTCGCTGGTGATGTTTGGATGGGTGCTCTTGTCGGAGTCGGGTCTGCTTTTGCCGTAGTCGCAACCACTCTTGGCGTGGCAATCGCTTGGCGCGGCACTTTGGAGATTCAGGACATCAGCAATGCTTTCCGAGCTGCTGTTGCCAAGTCCGACAGCGAGGCTGTTGAGGATGCCCTAAAGGTTACTCAGGATGGCAAGTTCGACTTTGACGATGTTGTTTATGACGGCGATGATGACTTGTATGAGTCAGACGCTACTGACGATGTGAAATAGGCAGTCGCACTTTAGCTGACCTAACCTCAGACATCCTGAAGGCTTGCTCTAGCGAGACCCTGCCGTTTCGCACATCAACTCTTTGACGGTCATTGAGACCACCCCAAATTCCATAGTTCTCATCTGCTGCAATGGCGTAGAGAGCACATTCCCTTTGCACAGGACACTCTCCGCAATACTTCTTGGCAACTAGGGATTCATAACGCTCGCCACCCGCTTCAGGAAACCACATCTCGCCATCTATCTCTTGGCAAATTGGTGCACCATGTTTTTTGATTGCTTCTGCTAATTGTGTAAATGCTTGATCTGCTCTCATGGCTTGGATACTAATTGTCAGAGACTGGAATTGTCAAATCGCGTTAGAATAGAAAAGACCCCAGCGATGGCAGCAACCACCCTGGGGCATGAGCCAAGAAAGAAGCTTGACTATGGAAGATTCTAAGACCTGCCCCAGATGCAAGTCAAATAAAGACTTGACTTGCTTTTACTTAGATAAGAGCAAAAAAGATGGGCTTTCTTACGACTGCAAAGATTGCAAAAAAGCTCAGTCGGTCAAATGGCGAGAAGATAATAGAGAGCATCATAGGGCTTATTCAAGGCAATGGTTTAGGGAGCACTCTGAACAAGCCTATGAGACCACTCGTAAATGGTGTCTCAGTAATCCTGAAAAATCTAGAGGACACAAAAGAAAATGGGAAAAAGCTAATCCAGACAAGACACGCGAAAAAACCCTTAGACGAAGAGCAATGCTTGCTTTGGTTTCAATTTACAAGGTAAGCCCAAAAGACATTGCGAAAATTCTTAGGCAACCTTGTTTGTATTGTGGAGCAAAATCCGAGCATATAGATCACATTATCCCCCTAAATAAAGGGGGTTTTCATAGCATGGGAAATCTTGGGCCTTCATGTATGCGTTGCAATAGCTCAAAAAAAGATAAATTTGTTATGGAGTGGAAACTTTGGAAATCGAGACAGGTCTAAATCCGCTCAGAGGGCAGAGAGCCACCCCAAATCCCATGCTTTTGATTTGACTCTAGGGCGTAGTCAAAACACTCATCTTTTACATGGCAAGCCTTGCAACCTTTTAGCGCCTCTTTAGTTGCCTCTGCTCGCTTGCTCGGCTCTGCGATGTCCTCTGGAAACCATAAGGCAGGTTGCCACTCACAAGGGACTTTGTTACCCTTAGCCTGAATAGAGGCCAGCAATGCCAAATAATCGCTGGTCAAAATTCCTAAATGTCTGAGGGTCATCGTAAAGTAACACTATCCAACGAAAGGGACACATGGAACTTCACGCACCAGCAGATTTCAACGGGGCAAAACTAGTCGGAGTCTTTGAATCAGGCACTAGCGCTTGGCATGAAGCCAGGGCTGACAGCTTGGGTGGATCAGAGATTGGGACAATCATGGGGCTAAACCCTTGGGAGTCTGCCTATGCACTATGGGCAAAGAAAACAGGCAAGATTGAGAACCCGCCGCTAACCAACTGGGCTGTGCGATTTGGACAAGCTTTTGAAGAGCCGATTCTAAAGCTCTGGGCTGAGGAACACCCTGAGTATGAGGTCTTTGTGACAGGGACTTACCAGGACTGTGAATGCCCTTGGTTGCACGCTAACCCTGACGCTCTAGCGCGACACCGCAAGACAGGCGAGTGGCTAGTGGTTGAGGTCAAGACAGCTCGCACATCCTTTGAGGCTTTACCTGCAAACTATGAGGCACA